AGATTTGCTTTAGGGTCTAATAGACGCAGAGCCACCTTTGCTGCTTTTGTTTCGGCAGGGTTTAGAACAAGCCCTCTTCTTTTTTTATTTGGTTTCTTCTTTGTAAGCTTTTTCTTTGAGACCGCTTTCTTTTCAATCTTCTTCGTAATCTTTTTCTTTGGTCGTTTTTCCTTAAGACCTCTAGAATCGAAAAATTCTTGAAGTTGTTTCCTATATATTCCATTATCTTCTAGTGAGAATGCCTCGGATTTAGGACCTCCTAAGGCTTCAGTTATTTCTCCAGTAAGATTCATTCTTCTTTCCAACTTAGAATTTAATGTTAGGATATATTCCACACTTCTATTTTCTAACCGCAGATTTTTTACTGCAGCATACAAGCCTTCATTTATATGTAGGGGTCTTTTCATATGAGTGGGTCTTTTCATATGAGTGGGTTGGTAGTTATGTCCTTGTTGTAATAAGGCATCTCTTAAGCTATGGTCCATTATCTGAACACCTTTATTTTTAGGATATCTTTCGAAGTAGTCGTAATCTACTAAGGCATCTTTAGAATCTCTAAGGGCTACCTTTCTATCTTGTAGTTCTTTAGATGGTTCATGGGTACTTTCTATCTCTATTAGTGCCATCTCTTCTTCTATAACCACTTGCCTTGCAAGTTCGATTGCCTTGCGCTTAATTGATTCTTTCCATTCGCCCGTATCCCAAGCTGCAAGTTCCACTATTCCATCTACACCTAGGTCAGATACTAAAGAACCAACCCGTGCTTTTCTGTGTGCATTGTTTTTCTCTGGTAAGTTCTCGATAAAACTGTCCCAAGAATCGGATAAAGGGGGCACTTGTTCTTGGATGTTTTTAATTCCAGATTCTTTTGAAAGCTTCTTATACTCTTTGGCTGAGTCTATATCAAAAGGATACTCAGGATGGTCTTGTTTACTTCCCTGAGAGAGGGCTTCAAATTCTTCGAATAACAAATCCCAGTCATAGTTCTTTGTTTGTGCTATATGTATATTATCTCTTATAGAGGCTTCTATCAGTCTTTTAGTTTCTGGAGTTGATGCCTTCTCCCACATTGCGAACTGTTCTTCGGTCATTCCAAAAGCTACATCTTCAGGTAATCCCCCTGCTCCCACACTTGCTAACCCCCCTACTATACCCAAGTCTTTCCAAAAGGTTTCATTATCAGTCTTATTAATTTCTTTAAAGGGGCTTAATCCATTAGACATTCTTTGTTTGGCGTGGTCTACTGCTTTCTGAAAAATCTCGTCCGTTATCTTCCCCCCGCCTTTTAAGTGATCTATTTCTTTTTCTGTAAGGGTAGGAACAATAGCTGGAATTAGTGTTTCTTTCCCATCAAACTCTACTCCTATAGATAACTCAGTCATAGTACGACCATCGTCCATTTTAATAGGACCTAAGAATCCGCTTCCCTTCATAGTTCCATCAACTCTTTGTCCATATTTTATAGCCTCAGCTGCCTTAGTCTTAAGTCTATAGCCCACAGGAATATTCGTAGGATCTAACCCAGGATTCATCTCTTGTAATTCCTCTGTTGTCATACCAAGATCTTGTGATACTCCCCAAAGAGTATCTCCTTTTTGCATGATGTATCCAGAGTCTTCTGTTCCCTTGAGTTCTTTACCATATCTATCTAATGCATCAGAGATTAGAACGAACCTTTGCCATGTAGACCCATTCTTTGCTTTTTGTTCTCTCTGCCATTTACCATCAAGAAACTCTTTAGATGCTCCCTCCCAATCTCCACGAGCAATCATACGCATGGTATTAGGACTCTTGGCTGGAGTAAGCATCGACCAAAAGACACCATTGATTATCGCTTGCTGTAGATACGGAGGAAACTCTGATAGATTCTCGAATGGTTGTACAAAGATTCCACTATTCTTCTCGGTTTCTATCTTAAGACCTTCGGCTGTTATGGTATGTTCTCTAACATTCATCATGAATATCTGATCTACTTCTGATCTTGTAAGCCCTAGTTCACCTGAGAGTATATCGTCATAGTTTTTCTCAGGTGCTACAATCTCTAGTTGTTCTATGAATTTATGCTTGCGATCTGGACCTATGTTACCGCCAATTCCAATCGTAGGTATACCTTTACTGTCTAAGTAAACTTTATAGGTGTCAGATGCCTTATCGTATCCCCATTGTTCTGGAACACTTAGGACTACTTCGAATGGTATGATACTATCGGCAATATCAGAGATATTATACGAAGAGAATCTCCATTTGTTTATCTGTTCTTCTGGGACGGGGCGATACAAACTAGTATCTACCTTGTCTCCAGGGAGGAAAGAAAATAGACGATTATCTAGAACGGTTTTGTTACCCTCTGGATCTCTTCGTCTGTATAATACAGTACCTGCATTTCTCTCGCCACGTAACATTCTACCGAATGTCTCATGCTTCTCTGATTTCAATAGTAGTCCTACATTGGGTCCCGTGGGTATCCTAGATGCATAATGATTACCATCATATAAAGATAGACCAGTAGATGTTTCGTATTCCTTAGCTGATATCATATCATATTCACCAGAGGGGAAGGTTCTCTTTTCTTCTATCTTGGGTTGCTGAAATCCTAGTCTTATAAAAGACTCTACAGGTAGGTCTGCTTGAGCTAATTGTTTAAGGTGAGGATTTACTAGATTCTCAGCTCTACCTGCTTTGAGTTCTTTCTCTAGTTTATTTGCATCTATAACTCCAGGCGGTGCCATAGAGATTGCTTGGTCTACCAAGTATGGTATATCATCAAACATAGTATCTCCTAATTCCAAGAACGCTTATTGCGTTTCTTTTTATTTGTTTTATCTGTTAATCTCAAGGCTCCTGATACCTTCTTGGATAGCAATCCATAGATACGGTCATCACTTAGCCATTGGTCTACGATCTCATCTCTTTCTTTAGCTCTATTTTTCTCTACAGCATGATCTACATTAAGACCAATGGTGTCTTCCCAGTAACTAATAGCAGCTGCTAGGATATCCACCCTATCGTCACGCTTAAGAGAGCCTCTGGAGCCGTGTATACGAGTAAGCTGTAGCTGGGTCTCCTTATCCTTAACTGCCCGTGTATCGAAGCACAGGCGATGCTGAGACATAATAGGTTCTAGGGCAGCAATGATCCTTCGTTCCTTATTCTTAGTTGCTCTAAAGTCTTCAATAGCTACCTGACCACAGGTCTCACCGATAATAGGTCTAAGGAGCTGACAGAACATGGCATCTCCAAAGTTAGACTCTACTCGTATAAGTTTAATATCATATCTAAAGGCTAGCTTAGATATCTTTTGTAGTGTAACATCATTATAGCCCCCCTCAAGCCCTAAGAGTTCATGAACAAAGATATAACCATTACATGTGGAAGCTATACATATAGCAGTTTCATCCTTACCTCGCCCTGATGGGTCGATAAACATAGCCGTTTGTATGTATGGCGTGAAGTTAGGAGAAATCCACATTGGCTCGTAGATAAGATCCCCTGCTAATCCGAACGAAGGTATCGTTCTGTTTGGAGTTGCGGATGCCCACACGACCTTCTCTGGTGCAACCTCTGGATTTATATCGAACACAATTAAATCTTTAAGTTTCAATGGATACTTCTGTGCATCTGTAAGGGATGTATCTAGTTTATAATGTAGTGAGAATAACCTAGGACCAATCTTAGCCTGTCGTTGCATAAGTACTTCTTCAGGGAATCTTTCAGGTTGAGTGGGTTTCCCTACTTCAAGTCCAGTTTGAAGAATCCATTCGTTTACGTCTTCCATTTCACTGGGGATGTTGGGATCGGGCATAACCGCAGGAAACTTGGTAACACCATAGCCTTCCTTAAGCTGGTTATAGATACTCTCTTGGGTTTGCGGAGTACCCAATAGAATAACCCGACCGCCAACATTCCTAATTTGTTCAAACTCATGTACCTTATTTAGAAGCTTATCTCTGGATGCTGCGGTTTCACAGTTACCTTCGATCTCTACATCATCTCCGATTACAAAGTCTGCGTGAGACCCTGTGATTTGTGAAGAGATACCTCTAGCATAGCAAGATTTATCCTGACCAATCTTAGTACGACATTCTACATCAAAAGCAAAGGCATTGTCTGTAGTATGATCTCCAGGTTTTAGATGTTCACAGTATGGTACTAGGTCTAAGATCTTCCTAGTCATAGAGATAAACTCTGTAGCTTTGTTTCCGGTTGCTGAGACAACCATGATAGTACAGTTAGAATCTCTTAAGAGAAACCAAGAAGCTAAACAAGCTGTGATTACGGACTTACCGAAACCACGACCAGCTTGTAACTGCATGTCTTTCTCACCATTCTGTAGTGCATCTGCCATAGCATACTGAGCAGGAGTTGGATCACCTAGACCAAGGTACTTAAAACAAGCCCACATATGATTTCTAAAATCATCTATCATCTCTTGTGGTATGTTGGTCATGTGTTTTCTCCTCTATTATAATGCCCGATACTAGGTTCCAAACTTAAACGGAGTGTCCTTTACCATCTCTTCAATTTCGTCTAACACTTCGTTTGGAATCTCGTCTAGTTTATCTCGGTTATCATTAATAACTCCACGGATAACTTGATACAATCCCGGCGTACATTTACTCTGATCTCTTAAATCTTCTTGTAGTTGACCTAAGAGTAATTCATTTAATTTATTT